GCGCGGGATTGCCGACTTGCTTATAATTAACTACGATACGAAGGTTGCACACGTATTAGATTACAAGACAGGTAAGAGTGCTAAGTATGCAGACAAAGGGCAGCTTGAGTTGATGGCGTTGGCTACGTTCAAGCACTTCCCGATGGTGACTCATGTAAAAGCGGGCTTACTGTTTGTTGTTAGTAAAGACTTTGTTAAAGACCAGTACCCAATTGAAAGCGAAGCGGCGTTGTGGGAAAAATGGTTACAGCAATACAACCGCATGAGAGATGCATACGTAAGTAACGTATGGAACCCACGCCCATCAGGGCTTTGTAAAAAACATTGCGTGGTGCTAAGTTGCCCACATAACGGAAGGAACTAATATGCCAGCCAAGAAACGTGACTACGACCGAGAGTATGCCGCATACCAAGGCACCCCCGAACAATTAAAGAATCGTGCTGAGCGCAACAAGGCTCGTGCGCAAATGATGAAAGCTGGTAAAGTATCTAAAGGCGATGGCAACGATGTTGCACACGTCAAAGCAAAAGATAAAGGCGGTTCAATTAAAGACGGTACACGTGTCGAGAAAGCCAGTGCTAACCGATCATTCAAGCGCGACTCGAAAGGCAACTTAGTATCAGAAGTTAGTAAGAGAGAACGTAAGAAGTAGTGGGTACGTGGTACCTACACGCATGAGGATTAAGGCAAAGACCCGTAGATTTATATTCTGCGAATGCCGGTCAGACAAATGATCTGGAATGTCTGGTCACTGACTACAGTCCTCAGTCGTGTGGGTATCAGGTGTTAGCGACCTGATTTAAACGGCAGCAGTTCCGCAGACCTAGGTTCCTTGGCAGGCACCTGCACTCTGGACTGTTAGTGTTTAATTTTCTAATGGAACCCTGCTTTATGGGAGCCCACACTTTTTAAACCATGCACACCGTGTTTGGTTGTTTTGGCATCGGAGAACAAGTTGGAAATTATTGACAATAAGAACTTATTACTCAGTTTGCGTAACCCACAAAAAATTACAACGGTTATCCCAAAGAGTAAGGACTTAGGTAACGGTAAGGTGCTAGTGCGTTGGGGTTTAGACGAAGCACAAGTTTTAAAGAACTTAAAGATACGCAACGTACCAAGTCCGATCTTGGGGCAGTACGATTGGCCCGGACAGTACAGACCGTTTGACCATCAACGTACGACAGCAGCGTTCCTTACCCTAAACAAGCGGGCGTTCTGCTTTAACGAGCAGGGTACAGGCAAGACTGGAAGCGTCATATGGGCTGCGGATTATTTGATGCGGCAACAACGCATCAAGCGTGTACTAGTCATATGCCCAATGTCAATTATGGACATAGCATGGCGCAAAGATTTGTTCTCGTTTGCCATGCACCGGACTGTAGACATCGCATACGGTAGTGCAGCTAAGCGCAAACAAGTCATCAACGGCGATGCTGAGTTTGTCATCATTAACTACGACGGCGTTGAGATTGTGCGCGACGAGATTGCCGCCGCTAAGTTTGACCTGATTGTTATTGACGAAGCCAACGCATACAAGAATACGCAAGCCAAGCGGTGGAAAGTCCTCAACGGATTACTGACGCCCGACACGTGGTTGTGGATGCTAACAGGTACACCCGCCGCACAGTCCCCCATGGATGCTTATGGGTTAGCTAGGCTTGTCAACCCGACTGCTGTGCCTCGGTATGCGGGGTCGTTCAAAGATATGGTGATGACCAAGGTAGCGCAGTTTCGATGGGTGCCAAGACCGGATGCTACCAACACGGTGTTCTCGGCATTACAACCGGCTATTCGATTTACAAAAGACGAGTGCCTTGACTTGCCGGAAATGACGTATGTAAAGCGTACTGTGGAACTGACTAAGCAACAGCAGAAGTACTACGCACTGCTCAAAGGCAAGATGATTATGGAAGCCGCAGGGGAGTCTGTTACGTCTGTCAACGCCGCGGTCAACATGAGTAAGCTGCTACAAATATCGTGCGGGGCGGTGTACTCAGATGCGGGCGAGACAATCGAGTTTGACATCAAGAACCGGTACAGGACGCTAAAAGAAGTTATAGACGAGACCAATCAGAAGGTGCTGGTGTTTGTGCCATATAAGCACATCATCCAAATCCTGACACAGAAATTGATTGAAGACGGCATTTCCACCGAGATTATCTCTGGGGACGTAACCGCCGGTAAGCGCACGGATATTTTTACACGGTTTCAAAACACACCGGAACCACGAGTTCTGGTTATTCAACCACAGTCAGCGGCGCACGGGGTAACACTCACCGCTGCGGATACGGTGGTGTGGTGGGGGCCTGTCGCATCGCTTGAGACATACGCACAAGCTAATGCTAGGGTTCATCGCTCTGGGCAACGCCATCCGACAACGGTGGTACAGCTTCAGGGATCGTATGTAGAACGTCACGTTTACGAACTTCTTGACAATAAAATAGACGTACATACAAAGGTTGTAGATTTATATAAAGATTTGTTACAATAAGTAATAGTAGTGTGTTATAATTAAATCGTTATCACTTGGAGAACATCATGGACAATCAAGTACCTGTAGAGAAACTAGTAAAGATTTACATCAAGATGCGCGAGAAGCACGCCGAGATGTCGCACGAGTTCAAAGACAAGGAAGCAGCGCTGAAGGCGCAGATGGATAAGGTCAAGGCAGCACTTCTTGAGTTCTGTAAAGAGAACGAGATAGACAGTGTGCGTACCGCCGAGGGTTTGTTCTTTCGCACCGTCAAGCAAAGCTATTGGACAAACGACTGGGAAGCGATGGGGAGGTTTGTCGTTGAACACCAAGCCCCTGAGCTATTAGAGAAACGTCTTAACCAAGGCAATATGAAGCAATTTTTAGAAGAGCATCCCGATTTGCTACCACCGGGACTAAATGTGGACAGCCAATACTCTGTGACCGTAAGGAGAAAATAATGACACAGACGCCGTTAGTACCGGTCGAGAAAGTTGCGGAGCATTTCACCGTAACCGTATCGTGCATACGTGGTTGGGTACGACAAGGGAAAATCCCTAAGAGTACATATATTAAGGTCGGTAATACGTACAGGTTCAATATTCCTGCTATCGTAGATGCCCTGACAGCAATACCTGATGAAGAAGTAAAACCAGTGGATGAAGCACCAGTCAGCAACATCCCTGCCCCCGTTCAGCTTGAGCTGAATTTCAACCCTGATGATGACATCTAAGGAGAAGTAAATGACTGCTATGACTTTATTTGGTGGTACAAAATCGGCCTTGGCCTCACAACTGCAGGACAATTTGTCCGACACCCTTTCCGGTGGCAGTATGTCTGGTGGTAGTCGCCGCTTGTCGATTAAAGGCGGAGTATTTCGCGAGATGATCGGCGGTAAAGAATACCGAGTATCGGAAGAGCGTTCAATGAACGTTGTGATTGTTAACGCTGCACCAGTATCACGTATGTACTTCGCAGGTACGTATAGCGAAGGTGAAGTTACTAAGCCTACTTGCTGGTCGTCCGACACACAGAAGCCTGATACTGCCGTACCAGAAGATCAGCGCCAAGCATCACGGTGCCTTGACTGTAAGCAGAATATCAAGGGTTCAAGCAGTGGTGGTGAGGGTCGTGCTTGCCGATTCCAACAGCGTATTGCTGTACAGGTCGAAGGCGAGATTGCTAAGCGTGAAGTGTATCAAGTCACGTTGCCCGGTATGTCTGTGTTTGGCGAAGGCGATAAGAACAAGATGCCCTTACAGGCATACGGTCGTCACCTCAAAGCGCACGGCGAAGCTCCCGCAGGTATCGTGACCGAGATGCGTTTTGACACCGCAAGTGCAACGCCGAAACTGACGTTCAAGCCTGTGCGTCGTTTGGAAGATAGCGAGATCGAAGTTGTGTTGGAAATGCGTGACCACCCCGATACGATCAAAGCCATCACACTTAACGTGTCACAGATGGACGGCGTAATCCCTGCACCGAAAGCTGATCTGTTTGAGACTGAGAAGAAAGCTGCTCCTAAACTTGAAGCACCGAAAGCTGAAGCCGAAGAGCCTATTGCTGAGCCTAAAAAGATGGTCAAGAAAACGGCTGCACCAGTAGAAAATAAAGCTGAGCTTGCTGACATTGTGGGTGATTGGGACGATTAAGTATCCCTAGGGGGGAAAGCGGATGCCGTCACACGGTGCAGCGAGTACCCCACACTTTTACAATGACAGGCGGGCGCAGCTATGGACACAAAGAGATTTCTTAGGACAATACTTGGTGACGAGGGATTTTACTGCGTTACCGGAATAGAAGAACTACATGGAGAAAAACGTGAACCAGACGTAAAACAAAAATTCTACACAGATTTAAGTGATGCTATAGACAACGCCCATGCGTTTGATACTACAAGACGTAACGCTTACTTTGCGCTTGCTACTTTTGTAGAGTCCGGCTCACGACGCAACACCAATGTGCATCAACTACGCTCGTTCTTTTTAGATCTGGATTGTGGTGCAAACAAAGACTACGACACGCAGTCTGCTGCGCTGACAGGTCTGCGGGCTTTCTGTAAAGAACTTAAGTTACCAAAACCCACGCTTGTTAATTCAGGTCGTGGCATACACGTATATTGGGCGTTGGCTGAACCTGTTTCACGTGAAACATGGGTGCCTGTTGCTGAGCGGCTAAAAGAACTTTGCACGGAACATGGACTGCGGGCTGACCCCGCCGTTACGTCCGATTCGGCACGGGTGTTACGTGTGCCGGGTACACATAACCATAAAGATACACCGCCACGCATAGTGGAGTTTATTGGGGAAATTGCACCGGTAGTAGAGTTCGAGACGTTTAAAGATTTGCTTGGTGAGGGTTCGTTCTTACGCAAGAAGTCGTTTACCCCACGTGGGCCTGATCCAGTACTTGACCAGATGATGGGTAGCTTTCGTAGCCGGTTCAAGACGATTATGCTCAAGACCATTGATGGTAAGGGCTGTAATCAGTTGAAGTGGGTTTACGAGAACCAAACCACAATGCCGGAACCGATGTGGAGAGCAGGATTATCTATCGCTGCGTTCTGTGTTGATCGTGATAAAGCTGTACATAAAATATCTTCGAAGCACCCAGACTACACACCGGATTCGACAGAGCGCAAAGCAGATGCGATACGAGGGCCTTACACGTGCGAGACATTCAACGGGTACAACCCCGGCATTTGTGGAGACTGTGTAAATAAAGGCAAGTTTAAAAGCCCAATCACACTTGGGCGAGAGTTGGAAGTATCAGAGGAACCCGTAGAAGTAGAAGAGAAAGTACTCGACTTACCAAGCGCTCCCCTGCAGAAGTTTCTTATCCCTAAATACCCTGAGCCGTATCGTCGGGGTGTCAATGGTGGCATATTTAAAGTTGTACGTAAGGACGATGAAGAAATTGAAGTACCTGTGTATCACAATGATTTATACGTTGTAAACAGACTCCGCGATCCTGAAATAGGCGAAGCGGTTGTTATGCGGCTACACCTCCCGAAAGATGGGGTGCGACAGTTCACGGTACCACTAACAGCAATCTACGCTAAGGAAGAGTTTCGGCGTCATATGGCTATGCAGGGTGTCGGTGTAATTAAAATGGATGAGCTTATGAACTACGTTTCTAAATGGGTCAACGACCTACAAATGACTACAACCGCTGCTGAAGCACGACGCCAGTTCGGGTGGACGGATGATAACTTATCATCCTTTGTGCTTGGGGGTACTGAAATATTTAAAGACCACGTTGCAATCAATCCGCCTTCTAGTAGCACGCTTGGGTTATTCCCTGCGTTCGCACCGAAAGGAACGTTGGAAGGGTGGGCTAAGACGGCAGACTTCTACAACCGTCCGGGTTTTGAGGTACACCAATACATGATGGGGCTATCGTTCGGTTCGGTATTGATTCAATATCTGCCGCTTAACAGTTCCGTGTTTCACTTACATAGTAAGGATAGCGGCCTAGGAAAATCCACCGCCATGTACGCAGGTGCGTCCGTTTGGGGCGATCCAGAAATCCTCGTGATGAACGAGCGCGACACAATGAACTCGAAGATGAACCGTATGGAGGTAATGAAAAACCTACCGTGCTTCTTTGACGAGATGACTAACACCGCACCGAAAGACCTGAGTGACTTTGTTTACCAGATCCCAAGCGGGTTTCAGCGCAACCGAATGTCTGTCAAAAGTAACGTCGAGCGTCTGCGTGGTATGCCGTGGAAGAACAACTGCGCGACTAACGGCAACACCGATATGCTTGAGCGTATCTCATCGTATAAGGCACTCCCAAAAGCTGAAGCGCAACGTGTCCTGTCACACCGCGCGCCGAAGATTGTGTTCCCAACTAAGTCCGAAACCGACGAATTTAGTAGCGCCATCAAGGATCACTACGGACATGCAGGGCCTATATTTGTGCAGTACGTGATGAACAATGTAGACGAAGTAGGTGAACTACTAAAGGCTACGCAGAAGCGGATCGACGTCGCAGCAGGTTTGAAGGCTGAGAACCGTTATTGGTCTGCACAAGCAGCGTCAGCGTTGACAGGGTTGATCCTTGCTAACAAGTTAAATCTTACACAGTACGACACCGCAGCGTTATTTCGGTGGATTATCCGCACCATGCAAGACGCAAACGTTGAGATGGAAACCATGGCGGGCGATACCGAAAGTATCCTTAGTGATTACTTGGCTGAGAACTACAACAACGTTCTGCGCATCAAGAGCACTCAGGATTTACGCAAGGACATCAACATCCCCGATGCCATCCCACGTGGCGCTATGATCGGGCGGTATGAGTACGACGTAAAGAAGATGTATCTGATTGTCAAACCGCTTAAGGCTTGGTGCGTTAAGCAGCAGATTAATTACAACGCGTTTACCGATAGCCTTAGAACTGGACGCATGAAAGCTCAAAAGGCTAAGCAGCGAATGGGTAAGGGTACGCACGTGAATCTGCCCGCTGCCGATGTATGGTTACTAGACTTTACGGATTTCATGGATGACGACAAAGAAAGTTCTTTCGTTAACTCGGCACCCGTTCTTGAGAAACCAACCGACGAGTAAAGTCATCGCCCCAGATGGCGTACAGATGCACGTGGACTGGGGCATTTTTCTTGTTGGTTCGTCTTTGTTTGTGCCCGCTATCAACACGGCTAAGTTAAAGCATCAGATGTATG